GAAATGAAGCCTGATCGTATCATTATTGCATGGGATGGGCCGGGAGGCTCCCAAAGAAGGCGAGCGATCAATAAAGATTACAAGCAAGGTCGCAAGCCCCTCAAGCCTATTCGTTTCAATCGAAACGTGAAACTCCTTTCAGAAGAAGAAATTACGCAAAACAAGATCTGGCAACAAACCAGATTGATTGAATATTTGAATCAGATGCCAGTCAGTCAGATTTTGATTGAAGGTATCGAAGCTGACGACATCATAGCTCATGTATGTCATGTGCTTACTGGCTGGGAAAAGGTTATCATCTCTAGTGATAATGATTTCCTTCAGTTATGTGATCACGAAACTTTGCTGTATCGCCCAACACAGAAAGAATTGTTGAGTGCAAAGACCATTGTGGAGACACATGGCATCAGTCCAAACAATTTTGCCATGGCAAGAGCAATTGCCGGTGACAAGTCTGACAACTTACTAGGAGTTCCTCGAACCGGTCTTAAAACAATAGCCAGTAGGTTTCCAATGTTCCGCGAAAAGGATGTCGATGTGACGTTTGACAGACTTTATGATGAGTGTAGGAATACCGACAGCAGTGCAAAGGTTTATGAAAACATTTTGAAATATAAAGATCGGGTTGAGACGAACTACAAAATGATGCAACTCTATTCTCCCAACATCTCAGCGCAGAGCAGATCAATAATCAACGAAGCTGTTTTTGACTTTGAATACCAGTTCAACAAAACCGGTATTTACAAGATGATGGCTGACGATGGTTTTGGTTCTTATAATTGGGATGAGCTTTTTCAATTGTTTAGATCAATAGTTACTTCGAAAGTCAACGCAAAGGAGAAGAGATGAAAGAGAGACAACTTAGAACAGAGCTAGCTGAACTGAATGAGAGTGCTCTTATTTTAGAGCCGGATTATTATGACAAAGCTTGTGTAGGGTTTGCCGAGAGACACCCCGGCAATTGGGTTGCAGTTTATGATGCTGATGAACTGATTAATGCAACTTGTACAGAGGAAGAGATGACTTATGAAGAGGCTGTTGAATATGTCGATTTCAACATACTTGGAGCATGGTTAGGTGATTGCACACCGATTTATTTGCAAAAGAGGTGCCCGGAGCATGTATGAGTGGAAAAGAGAGAAGAAGACAACGTCAGCGCCCTACCCTCTGGTGGAGTATAGCTGCAAGCAGAGCAGTTGTGTTATCCGGCTAGCCTTCCGCACATATGATGGCGGAAGGAGTTATTTAGAAGACGGATGGGATGTTGTTTGCATCTATAAGAATGGCAACATCTCACACCAGAAGGTAGCTTGGTTTCGCAGTTTTAAAGACGCACAAAGGTGGATAGAGTCTAGACCAGCAGTTGCCATCTCTACTTCATGGAGTGAAAGTGGAAGGTAATTTTCGCTTTTGTCTATTTATCAATACCAAAAAAACAACACAGGAGTAATGTATGATCTCTACGCAAGAGAGAATAGATTTTTCTAGGTTTGGAAAAGCCTTTCAAGAGAATTTATGTAGAATAATTTTGGATGATCGACAGTTTGCCGATCAGATCGGAGAAGTATTGAACTCTGATTTTTTTGAACTTAAATACTTACAATGTTTTTCGCAGATGATTTACGAGCATAAGAGGGAATATGGTACACACCCAAGTCGGCAAATCATCGCATCTATTATAAAGTCCTCGGACGTTGCAAGCAGCCCGGCTGTCATGAAGCAGGTCAGAGATTTTTTTGTCAAGGTTGTGTCTAACGATCCCAATGTAGAGGGAGATGGCTACATTCGCAAGATGTCTTTAGATTTTTGCAGAAAGCAGAAGCTCAAAGAAGCAATGATCAAGTCAGCAAAGCTCTTGCACACCTCTTCTTTCGAAGAGATAAGCAAGCTTATCAACGAAGCTCTAAAACTGGGAGACAACAACAACTTTGGCTATGATTACCTAGCAGACTTTGAGAAAAGGTTTGAGCTTAAACAAAGACACCCCACTTCTACAGGTTGGGGAGTCGTGGATGGCATCACACAGGGTGGCCTTGGTAAAGGAGAGCTTGGTGTTGTTATCGCCCCCACAGGTGCGGGTAAGTCCATGGCTCTGGTGCACCTAGCAGCTCAAGCCCTGAAACAGGGAAAGACTGTGGTATATTACACCTTGGAACTAGAAGACACTGTTGTCGCAAGACGATTTGACAGCTGTTTGACAGGCATACCAATAAATGAACTGAACAACTTTAAGGAAGTGGTACTAGAGAAGGTCAAGGAAATTGAAGGCACTCTAATAATCAAAGAGTACCCTACAAAGAATGCCTCTACTGAGACGCTAAAGAACCACCTCCACCGACTCAAAGTCAAGGGCATTGAGCCTGATGCTATCTATGTTGATTACGCGGATCTACTACGACCAGTCAGGATGCTCAAAGAGACCAGACAAGAGCTTCAGGAGTTGTATGAAGAGCTTCGAGGGCTGGCCAAGCTCAGTGAGTGCTGCCTCTGGACAGCGTCACAAACAAACCGTTCAGGTCTCAATGCAGAGGTTATAACTATGGAAAGCATTTCAGAAGCGTTCAACAAGTGTTTCGTGGCGGATTTTATCTTTTCTATCTCTAGGACGATGGAGGATAAAAATGCAAACACTGGGAGGATCTTTATAGCGAAAAACAGAAACGGTGTTGATGGGGTTGTGTATCCGATCGCTATGGATACATCAAATGTCAGCATCAAAATGTCAGCATCAAGCCCACAGAATCCTAGAGATGTGATGGAGAATGCGGCAAAGAAGCAAGAATCTATGCTTAAAGAGAAATATAAATCATTTGTATCAGGAGGAAGAATGAATGGAGATAGCTAGTGAAATTTTATCATCAATAACACATCACATGAAGTACGCTAAGTACGATGAGGAGAAAAAGAGACGAGAGACGTGGAGTGAGTCAGTATCCAGAAACATGGAAATGCACATTAAAAAGTTTCCTAAACTGGAAGAAGAGATTAGAGATGTTTATAAACTCATTCAGGAGAAGAAGGTTCTCCCTTCGATGAGATCGATGCAGTTTGCTGGCAAGCCTATAGAAGTGAATCCCAGCAGGGTGTTTAACTGTGCTTATTTACCGGTCGATGACTGGCGAGCTTTTTCTGAGATTATGTTTCTTCTTTTGGGAGGAACAGGTGTTGGGTTCTCTGTACAGCGACATCACATTGAGAAACTACCAGAGATAAAGAGGCCGTTACCGCGCAAAAGAAGGTACTTGATAGGTGATTCCATTGAAGGATGGGCAGATGCCGTCAAGCATCTTATGAAGAGTTATTTTTACGGCACTTCAGAAGTAATCTTTGATTATTCAGACATAAGACCTAAAGGTGCACGCCTGATCACATCAGGTGGAAAAGCTCCCGGGCCACAACCTTTACATGACTGTTTGCATAATCTCAAGAAAATTCTTAACCGAAAGCAAACCGGAGACAAGCTCACTTCTTTGGAGGTTCATGACATCGTTTGTTACATAGCTGATGCTGTGCTGGCAGGTGGGATAAGACGAGCGGCTCTTTTGTCATTGTTTAGTTTTGACGACGAAGAAATGCTGGCTTGTAAATTTGGTAACTGGTGGGAAGAGAATCCACAAAGAGCAAGATCGAACAATTCAGCGGCTGTTTTGCGGCATCGAATTGAAGAAGAAGAGTTTCAAAAACTGTGGAGCAAAGTACAGCTGGGTGGGGCCGGTGAACCCGGTATCTACTTCACAAACAATCAAGATTGGGGTTGCAACCCGTGTTGTGAAATAGCTCTTCGCCCCTTTCAGTTCTGTAACCTTACGACGATCAATGCGTCTGATTTAAGGACACAGGGAGAGCTTGAGGAGAGAGTGAAAGCAGCTGCTTTCATTGGAACACTTCAGGCAAGTTATACAAATTTTCACTATTTAAGAGATGTATGGAAGAGGAACACTGAGAAAGATTCGTTGATTGGTGTTTCAATGACAGGCATTTGCTCAGGCGCTATTTTTGCAAACAACCTTGATCTCAAAGCAGCTGCCGAAGTTGTGAAGGAGGAGAATGAACGTGTGGCTAGATCCATTGGCATTAATAAAGCTGCACGAACGACTTGTATCAAGCCCGAAGGCACTGCTAGTCTTATATTGGGTTCTAGCAGTGGTATTCACGCATGGCATAGCCCTTACTATATCCGCCGTATACGTGTGGGTCGTAATGAAGCAATCTATCANTACCTTGCTGATAAACATCCTGAGTTGATTGAAGATGACTTTTTCCAACCTCATCTTCAAGCTGTGATAAGCATCCCTCAGAAAGCCCCAGAAGGTTCTATTTTGAGGAGCGAGTCTGCGCTTGATACTTTGGAGCGAGTTAAACGCTTTAGCACTGACTGGGTGCGCTCTGGACACTTAAGTGGTCAAAACAGACACAATGTCTCTGCAACAATCTCAATCAAAGAGAATGAATGGGGAGAGGTTGGCAAATGGATGTGGGAGAATCGTCGGCACTATAACGGGTTGGCGGTCTTGCCATATGACGGTGGGAGTTATGTCCAAGCTCCTTTCGAGGACTGCGACAAGGAAGTCTATGACAAGATGATGGAGAGCCTGTCGAAGGTTGATTTATCGGAAATCGTCGAGGAAGAAGACAATACAGATCTCAAAGGCGAGTTAGCATGTGCAGGTGGGGTTTGTGAAGTGGTATAATACTTTTACAAGTGCTTGATTTACATGGGAGACCTTTTGGTCTCCTTTTTTTTTGAAATAATTCTTGACAAGTTATAGCAAGTTTGCTATAATTGATTAACAAATGCTCGGAATAAACTGAGCATAATTCCAAAACAGGAGGCTGCAATGACAGTATATAGAGAATACGGCGGGAGGGCGTCCGAGCTTTCCCTTAACGAAGTTAGCAAGTTATATAAACTTACTTTCTTAGATGATTCCTTCCAGAGAAGAGGAGGGGTTGAGCACGGATCAGGGTGGTCCGTCATGGCCTGTCAATTGTACATAGGTAATTTAATCAGTGGAAAGACAGGTAATACTATCTTGGTCGCAGACGTAAAGAAATGTCTCAGACATGCTCAGGAACTTGGGAAATGCGCATTATCGCTAGAGTATTTCAAGGGTATCGTTAACGAAGGGAAATATAAGTACGTTAGTATTGATGGGAACAATACAGCATCCTCAATTGCGCACTTTCTAGAAGGCAAGATCAAAGCCTGTTTTAAAACCGAAAATGGCTTGAAGTTCAAGTCATTTTCTGACTTTTCACCAGAGATGCAGGAGCAAATTCGCCACAGTTTACGTGTGCGCCTCGTCTGCTTGGAAGAAATAGGGTTAATGCAGATGACTGAACTTTTTCGAAACGAGAACACAAGCACAGCGCTGAACAAACAAGAGCGCCGACAAGCTCGATTGACCCCTCTGGCCAAAGCAATCCGAGATTTATCTAGCACGGAAGAAGTTCGTGCGATGTTTCAAGAACTGCGAGGTTTCACGGCAGCAAAGCTAGATCAGCGAGATCATGAACAATTCGTTGCTGCGTTTTGTCTTCGAAGAATGAGCAATCTTAAGAAAAACACCCGGTCAAAAGAGTTAGATCAAATGTATGAAGACAACGACGCGCTTGAGCCACATGTGTTAATAAGTGTCGAGCACGTTCTATCTACTCTGAGTAAAATAAACCAAGAAGTGCAAAGATCCGCAGGAAAAAAACCGGTCTCAAAACTTTCAAACGGAAGGATGTGCAACCTAGCTGAGTTTGTATATTTAATTAAAGATTGTGGCTTAGAGATTAATGATGGAAAAGGAAAACAATTTCTCGATTTCTACTTGCATTGTTGTAACCTTCTT